CAATAATAGCGCTCAAATATGTATCGTCCAGCTTAATCATTTCAGTTGTACTACCCGTAGTAGGGTGTAAGTATGCCTCACTAAGGTCATGTGCTCCAGGCAAATCAGCATACACTACCTCAAGTTGAGCGGAAGTAGTAGCTGGTGGGTATACAAAAAATTCTTTGGGTTGTCTTACATCGAAAGTATAGTTTTGGATGTTAACTGTACCAGTTTCAGTATGCCAAGAGACACTTTGGTCATCTAGAACACTTCTATCGATAAGACGGACTACCTTCTTATTGGAAGTAGCCGCAAGGTTACGTACTACATCGAGTAGACGTAAAGCACTGGAGAAACCAGTGGTTAATACTTGACGAGTTCCAGCGACACAAGTAAAGGTACCGGTTTTAGAACTAACATCAGGTCGTAGTAATGCAATTTGCAGATAAGCTTCGTTAAGCCAATTCTGCAATTCTATGCGTGGCCATCGGACATTTGCATCTTGAGTAACATCTTCGACACGCTTAATAACGTCAATAACTTTTATTGCCACAATTCACTCCATGCATGGTTATGTAAAGGAGAGGGTTTCCCCCCTCCTCAGTTAACTAACTAGTATCTCCTTACGGAGTACCAATTAATGCAGTGACAATCGCGGTATCTTTAACAACCTTACGACCATAAACAGAAAGTCCGCGAACGATATCGCCGAAGTCTGTTTGATTACGTAGAGGCTCTGTCTTAGAAATCTGCGAAGCAAATGCACAAGCAGCTTTAGTACCAGCAACCATCATTCTACGCGGCTTCGCGTTTGAAAGAGTTGCACCAGAAGCAACTGCAGATAAACCTGCAACTGTTGCTTTAGCAGTAGTACCATGAGGTAGCAAGTTAGATACATATACAGTGAAACGATCTAACATACCAATCTTACCTGTACGAACAATACTTGACTGGTCACCAGTAAAGTACGCTTGCGCAATATCAGATTGCATCAAGATGTGACGATCATGTGGTGACATAAGTAACCAACGACCTTCTTCTGGTACGTTCTGCTCATCTAAAGCAGCTGACATACGTAGAATCATCTTCAACAGTTCGCCAGATGTAGCTTGGTTAACTGGTGCAGTATCAGAACCTAGGTTATACCCTGCTGAAATAGCACCAGCGGCGGTGCCTTTATTCAGCGCAGTAGCACCTTCAGTTACAAACCACTGGAAGAAAACTTCGTTTTCAATAGCGATCTTTAATTGCTTTGCAGCATCATCAGTAAACATATTCATCAAATCAATATCAGCTTGATGAGCCAACACGTCGTTTACCTGAACACTAAAATACTTACCTTTATTAATTTGTAGGTCAGTATAAATAGGTACAGGAACTCTAGTTGTTAGCGTTGTACCCGCTCCAGCATAGTCATCAATTACTATTGACGGTGCAGTACGGATACGAATTGAATCACCTTGGTTCTTAATCTCTCCTTCCCAATCGGTATTAGAGATCTCGGACAACATGGTATTCGCAAAAAATTTCGCATTCAGTTTGTTAGACCACAATTGTGGAATAAAACTACCCGAATACGTTGGACTGGTATCAAATGCACCAGACCCTACAACGGGAAAAATATGTGCCATTTTTCGTTCTCCTTAACATAAAAAATAAAACAGTTTTGGGCTAAGGCTGCAAACGTAAATGGCTAGTTTTTAACTCTACCCTCCATGTAAGCAAGCGTTAGCTCAGCTTCAAGTTTTGCCGCATCATCATACTTACCACTAGTGTTTAGAGTGCGAATCTTATTCCAATTTCTTTCTAATTCTCCTTGAGAATAAATCTTGGCTTCTCGACCCACGCTCTTACTACTTGAGTTAGCAGAACGATTTGGCGCTACTTGCTTTTCAAGTTCTGTCTGGCGATCACTCCTGCCGTTTGCAATAGGTTCAACACTTTCACGGAATAAACCCACATAGTGAGCTACCGCTTCAGCATCTCCCGAATTGAACGCAGCTTGAGCTTGATCTCTACGTGGCCCCCTAGTCATAGGGTCAATTTCATTTAGCCACGCGTGCCAACGTTTATCGTTGTCGAGTTTGTCAAATCCAGGAATTAAAACATTTAACTTCTGGGCAAAACCTACCTCTCCAACTTGGCTATCAGTATTTGAAATTTTACTCTGCAAATCTTCAATTACTTTAGCCTGTTGCTCAAAACGTTCCTCATATTCCTGAGAAACTTCCTTTGCAACTCGACGTTGAAAGTCGATCAAATCATCACCGTACTCTTCTCGATCAGCATCAGTAACATAATTGACTTTCTCTTTTGGTTTTTCAGCCTCTACTTTCTTAGCATCTTCTGCTTCCTTACGGATAGCGTTCATCTGCTCAGTAAGTTCCCTAACCTGTTGGTGCAGTCTAGGTACTTCAGCATCGTACTTCCCCTTTAAGGTACTGTACTTCTGCTCAAAGACGTCTGATACTTCCTCATTAGAATCGTCAGTCGGCGCTGCCTCCTCCAGTACAGGTTCATCTTCAGGTAGTTCTTCTATTACTTCAACTTCGGTATCCGCGGCTACTTCCTCAGTTTTCTTTGCTTTTTTAGAAGTTTTCTTTTTCTTAACTTCTTTTTTCGGCTTTTCTTCTGTTTCGCTTTGGGCTGTTAATTGTTTCTCTAGTTCTTCAACTTCCTTAAGTTGCGCCTGTACTTGCTTTGGCAATGCCATTGATCTTTCTCCTTAAAGCACCAACTCTGTTTTGCAGCGCAATGTATGCTGCTCCCGTTATGGTGTGCTTAAAAATACGCTAGTTTTTTCATGCCTAGCGCGCCTTTACCACTTTTTGCGATTCCTCAACCGCTTTTAGTAAATCCTCTAAAGCTTCTGCTCGTCCTTGCAAACGGTGAATAATATCCATTTCGTTTGCGTATACCAGCTTCTGCTTAGTACCTTCAAGTTCATCTTGAAGTACTTTCAATATTTTGTCAATTCCTGGTTCTCGTAACCTATTTAAGGCTGTTATCTCTGATGAACTCAGTTTATTAACGTTAATCATTTATTCATATAATACCTAATAATATATAGATATGTCAACAAATTTATCTTCCGCCTGGTTTTGGACTTATATAATTGTCTTGTCGTCCACCCATTTCGGTCCCATCTTCTTGTAACATTGCAGCTTGTTCCGCAGCCATTTGCTGTTGTTGCATCATCATCATTTGCTGTTGCTGCATCTGTTGCTGTTTCTCGACATCCTCACGTGACGGCACAAGTCTATCAATATTGGTATTGAGGTTTCCAGCCAAGTCACGCATAAGTTCAGCCGTTCCAGGCAAACCAACAATTTGCTGCGCCACAGGACTTTCTAGTACTAATCTTAGGAACTCAGTTTTACGAACAGACTCTGCTTCTTTAACAACCAGCGACATCGCACCTTTAGCAATAATTTGTACATCACCTATCAAATCTGGGTCTTGGCTGTATCTCAGATTTCTCTGGTATTGTCTTTCAAGCATAGGAGTCAGAACATCATGGTCGATATTAGCTATTACTTGTTTGATACTTTTACCTGCATTAGAAATTAACATAGATAAACCCGACGACGTACGACCTGCGCCTGGTACATGTTGTCCGGTCATATATTTTGGAATGCCTGTAATTTCATCTGCAATATCCATAAATCTATCAAACACAGCCATAAGGGCTTGCGCATTTGAATTCGGTTGAAAAAAGTTTATAGGCTGTGAAACATCTCCGTACTCGGACTGCTGGAACTGCCAAATCTTCCAAGGGTACATTTGAGTAATATCTTCACCAGCAGGTAAACGACTTACATTCACTCCTACTTGCGGGCCTGAACTAATTCCCATATTATTAGATAGGGAACGAGCTGCAGCATTACACATACTCTGCGCATCCATACATAAATCTGCTACGCCGTTACCGTCGATTCTCCCTGGGACCTTTTCAAACGACGTGACGTAATATGGTTTTCTTCCTAGTGGATCATAGTTTAATACGGCTTTTATAACTACATTGTCTACCATCCATACCTCGCACGGGTACGATTTTTGTGGGTCATCAATCTCTTTATCTTTTAAACCCCACTCAATTAATAAATATCCTGGGATTGAATCCCATAATTGTATTGCAGCTACTAAATCAGAAGTAGCATCATCAAAATCTTTACCTTCTAATTCTTCGAGTTCTGTGTCATCCCTATCTAACCATTCAAGACCGCTTGTTCCGAAATCCGATAACAACGATCGTACCGCGTCCTCGTCGTAGCCTTCGACGCCTATCATAGCTTCGACGTCTTCTCTAGTTAAGTGGTGAATCTCTATTACAGGCATATTTTGTATGTCATCTCCCCAAGGAGCCCAATAAAATTTATACGGATCAATACGTTCCCATTCATCCCTGAGAGACTCTGCAGGAACTAAAACTCCTTTAGACCACTCTAATACTTTGCGCTTGTGTGGGACAGGACCTTTAAGAGCGGCGAAAGGGTAAGTCGCTATATCGTTAGTGAATTCAAATAAAGCTTTAACAAACCCACCTTCTATAAGTTGGTCTTCCATTTTCTGTTCCATGCGATCGACACGCTTCTCAGCTTCGTACTTCATTTCACGCATAGCAGTATCTTTCATGCCGGATGCAAGTTGTTTCAGATTTGCGGGATCTACTTGATCTCCTCCTTGCGCGTAGAACTGCATAAGGTTCTGTTGCATTATTCCTTGTAACCTGGTAATAATATCTGGTGGTACATCTGGAATAGGAGTTGCTGAGATAGACCACGGTTTATCTCCCCCAGTGCCGAGGAGAGTATCTCTTAACCACGCAGTGGCCGTACGACATTTCGTACTGACGATACCCATAAATATTTCAGAGCCCCCTTGAGCTTTGATTTCAGCTAGCTTACTTGGAGCGTATTCCATATTACGAGCTCGAGCTGTTTTAGTCAGTCGATCCTCGATTTCCTGTCTTTTGTGGTCGCGCATAACTTCCCACCGTTTCCGAACATGGGAAGACAACCCAACTATAAGCGGCGCCTGTTGCTTTTTCTCATTTTTCTTTAAAGCTTCTTTCTCTAACTTTGATGCGCTCGCTACGGGAATTATTTGTAAAGCCATAAATTATCTCCTATGTCCAGCCATGAGCTGATACTTGTTTAATTTCTCTACGGTTATTAGCAACTTTCATACTTCCAAATACTTCTCCGCCATCAGCATGTAAGCACATGTACTGAAATGCATCCGCAATGTCAGACCATGGATGTGATTTTTCCGGCTTCTCATCTTTGACCCCTTTAGTATTTATTTTGTATCGATACTTACCGGCAAGAGCTTTTATTAATTGGCTTCCGGATTCGGGGTCTATTACAAGACCAAATTTACCATCAACTACCCTAGTCAAAAATTTCTCTACAGCTGCTATTCTAGCAGCAATTGAGTTCGTCCGTGCAGGTTTTAATACAAAACCTTCATTTTTATAAATATCAGCTACAGTTCTCTCGTCAGTCTGCACTCGCTGAAACGCGGCTGGGTCAATTATAACAAGCGATCTTCGTCCTGGGTATTTATTTGTCAATAAAGGCTTAAGTTTTTCTCTTATAAATCTCAAAGCCCCCATGCCATCGGAATTCAACGCGTCGTATACTACTAACCTACCATCATACGCTAGTTGTCCTATAACTGCAGCAGGAGTTAGTCCGGCATCAACTCCTATTAATAACGGAGCATCGCTGAACATCGGGGTTATACCTTCCTTGGCGGTATGAGTAGTTCTATCGAATGCACGGAATACCGGTTGCCCAGACAATGACTTGCCGAACTGTGCATGAATATATACATCAATCCAGTCCTCGGTTTTACCGTGAGCCAGATTATCGTAGTAGTCATCCGGCAGATATTGCGTCCAGTCAGCTTCCGGGGCTAGCCCCGACGGTTGTATAGTAACGTGGCAGTTCTCCGGCGGCTTCGTGAGGATGTCTTCCCAGAACGTGTCCTGGTCGGGAGGGTTAGTCATCCCCCACAGATGTGCATTTGAATCACCATCGTCCGTTTTACATCCTACAGTATTCATCATCTTGTCCGGGTATCGTCCTAGACGACCTTGAGCAGCGTTGAAAATGTCGGGGTGTATTTCTCTAAACTCGTCGAAGATGAAGAAGGATGCCTGAAGAGATAATAGACGACGGACGTCGTTTGCATCATCAAGTCCCCTGAATAAGACCTCGCACTCTATATCGCCTACTTCTATGACGAACTTATACTCCGTCTTCAAAAATGAACCCATCACATCCACGGGTATCCACTTCATAAAGTCAGGTATAGATGTATCGCGAAGCTGCTCTCGAGTATTACGCACCCAGATCGCACGTGACCTGCGAACACCATCTTTACATGGCGCCATCACAGCAGCGTGGTGCAAAATTTTCATGATACCGGCTGTCGTCTTCGTCGATCCCACTGGTCCAACGGCAAGCGATATGAACTTGTTGGAATAAAAGAAGTCGTCTAGAGACGCAATGACCTCAAAGTTAATCTCGTGGGAATCGGTCATGCCTCTATTGCAGTGCTTGTACCATCGATAACTACTTCTTCCTCGTTATCCTTGGCTCTAGTTATATTGATAATGACTTGGGGAGAACCATCTGCGCTGACAACTGCTTTGCCGTCCGGTTCAAGTTTTCCTAATTTATTGAGCATTTTTTGAAATTCTAATCTGGTTGCTGGATTTATTGTTGGGTTCTGCATCTGGCGAAACAGATTGTCTAAGTTGACCGCCCCCATCAACCTTGCCAGGGTCTCCATTTTTTTCGGGTCGTCCTCAATCATCTGTAGCTGCCCTCTAGACAGAATTGATGTGTGAGTGAACTCGGGGTTGGTAAGTTTGTCTACAGGGTTGCTCATGCCGCC